CAGCAGCGTGGCTATGCTGGTCATGCAGAGGAGTATTAGAAAACATCTTTGTATTTGGGTCAACATCATATCTGTAGTGTCGCAGATTCTGCAATCCATCAGCACAATTAGATTCGTGGATAAATGCTCGGTTAAGCAGTGTTCTGGCTGCGTTTATGCCATCAGCAACAGATAGCTTTGGTGTAATACGCACAGGTTTGCCCATTGTCTGAAGAATGTCTTTAACAGACTTGCCTGTCATATTTTTATTTTCAGCGTCATGCGGTAGCCACCAGTCCTTATATATATAGCCTTTGTCTTGCAGGACATGGACATAGTGATCTATTGTTTTCTGGCAGTTTTGGTAGAAATCTATTACCCTAACCTCGCCACCGGGTATTGTCTGGACAAACCAGATAGATGTCATATCTGCCCAGCCTAAGTCCCAGAATGTATTAACGACAATTGACTTGTCAATAATGAAGTCTCTGATACGGTTTTCTTCCTGCGCCTTGCGTAGCTCATTGGCATATACGGCTCCGTCTAGCATCTGCCTTGTATGGCCTTCCCAGATGTTTAGATAGGAATCTTGGTCTTTTGACTTTAATTCCTCAAGTTCATTTTTTAAGACATCTGGAAACCACGGGTTATCAGACCAGTTAACTTTTCTGATTTGAGCATTTGCAGGCGGGTTTACGACAAACCTCTTATATGTCTCATCTGTGTCCAAGTCGGGGTTGAATGTGATCCATATCTCAGATTCTGGCTTTCTGACGGTTGGAATAAGCACTTCCCAGCTTGTCTTGCTGACGCTTTGACCTTCCTCCACCCAGCAGATGTTTACACCCTCAAATGACTTGATGGATGTAATGTTATGTTTAAGACCAGCAAAACTGAACTCTGAGCCGTTTTTCCCATAGATTGCCGTTCTCTGTATGTCAAAGAACGATTCAAGCCCCATAGCCTTGATTTGGTCTGCCAGAAGCGTGATTACGGAGTCGTGGATTGAGTTCTGTAGTTCACGCGCACAAAGCACCCTAATAGGCTCTTGGACGGCTTTTGCGATCAATGCCCTAGCTACCCCCCATGACTTACCAGAACCGCGCCCTCCGTACAGGATTTTGTATCTGGCTGGCTCAAAGAGGAAGTCTAGCTTTTCAGGGAAGTCTAGTTCAAGTTCCATCTGGACGCTTTAAATTAATCGAAATTCCTGTTACTTCGATTGCATTACCATCTTTTCCAGTTAGCTCTTGTTTGACAGTTTCAGACCAGCGCATTTGGCTTTTCGTCCACCAAATCAAACTGGTCGTATCGCCTGCTACAGCCTTTTGATAAAGCGTCTTGGCAATCTGGCCATGAGCCTTGGCTTTGCCAATGTCTAATTCTTCCCGGTAATACTTTCTCAATGTCTTGTCATCAATCCCCACCAATACGGCAATTGATTCATGCGGCAAGCCCAACCCACTACTGGATTCAACCAGTTTGCGTGTTTCGGGTGTTGGTTCGTGTTCTCGGTTCATTTTATAAAGGGGAATTTGATTAAAATTTAAGCAACTTCCTCTGTTTCTGTCAAAAGAACGGCTTTTTTGCCTGTGAACTCTTCCCACCGCTTTACGATGACATCGCAATACTTGGGGTCTAACTCCATCACAAATGCTTTCTTGCCTACTTTTTCAGACGCAATTAATGTTGAACCTGATCCGCCATACAAATCAACTACATTTGTTTTATCTTTTAGGCTGAAATAATCAAAGAACCAAACAACCAATTCAACAGGCTTTTGTGTTGGATGCACTCTTTTTTTGTCGTGTTCTTTTTCCATGCCAAAGATTCCAGCCCACTTAACTCTTGCCATCATGCGTTTGTGTCTAGCCTTAGACCAACACAATTCAAAGGTGCTTCCATACATCTTATCGGCAGATTCATCGCCTCGTTTATCCCAAACAACCCAAGAACCTTCATTCTTATTTGGCAACAATTCTGCGTAGTAATCAGCACCCCACATGAATATTTCTTTGCAATAACTAAAGCAAGCAAATATTGTGTTAATTAATTCCGGCGTAAAGTCATTGTGGTCGCCAATCACTTTATCGTATTTGTTCCCACCATTTGAACCTTTGAACTTACTATCCATATCAGAATAATCTGCATTCAAAAACATTCCATAAGGCGGGTCTGTAAAAACCATGTCGGCTTTTTGTCCATCCATCAACTTATCCACAGAATCAATGCTTGTGGAATCTCCGCACATCAGGCGATGGTTGCCCAATTTGTAAATGTCGCCAACCTTGGTTTTTGGTTCTTCTGGAACTTCAGGAACTGCGTCCTCATCGGTCAGTCCATCAATCTGTTCTGACTCAAGTATGGCCCCCAATTCATCTGCATCAAATCCCAAAATATCCAGATCAAACCCTAATTCTTGAAGGTTTTTGAGTTCCAGTTTAAGTAAATCATTGTCCCAACCAGCGTTCAATGCCAGCTTGTTATCTGCAATGATCAGTGCTTTTTTTTGAGATTCAGTAAGATTTTTTACCTCTATGCAAGGAATCTTATCCATTCCGAGCTTACGGGCAGCCATGAGCCTGCCGTGGCCTGCAATGATGCCGTTTGATCCATCAATAAGGATTGGGTTAGTCCAGCCGAACTCTTTGATGCTTGCCGCTATCTGTGCCACTTGTTCGTCAGAATGTGTGCGGCTGTTGTTTATGTAAGGAATTAAATCCGAAACATTCCTTATTTCAATTTTCATAGTTGAATCCCTTTCGGGTTGTTCAAGTTAGTGTTTGCAAACTATTTTAATCTAAAAGACCGCCGTTGCGTTCAAGAATCTTTAATAGTTCTTCGTTGCCGGGGAATACTACAAAGTTCTGTGTGGTAGCTTGTTGTCCACCTCTGCTTTGAGCATCGTAATACTTTATTCCGGGGATTCCAGCTTGTCTTAGCTGTTCTGCTCCTTTAGGGAGTTTAGCGTTTGCTGCTGCTACTAGATCGCCACCAAGATCGTCTAGGCTTAGTCCTAGATTTTTAGCAATTGACTGTATTTCTTGGGATTGCTGACTTAGTGGCTTATCCCAATCCAGCATCTTTGCGATTTGTTCGTCTGGTAGGTCGATTTTGTAGAGGGAGCCTTGGTCAAATTTCAAACGGTTTTCATTTTCAGTAATCCAATTTAAAACAGATTTATATGTTTTGCTATCAGCGCTTGGTGCATTTGCATATTCAGATAACATTTTTTTTGTCAATTCAATATCGCCACCTTTCCAACTAAGTGCTGTTTTTGCAAGTCCAGCAACATCTCTTTTATCTCCAACCTCAATACCATCAAGTAACAGCTTCGATTTTCCAAGTTTTCTTTGATAGTCTTTTGCTACTCCCGGACTTTCAGCCACATAGTGACCATATCCATAGGCTTGTGCGCCTTCTCCGCTACCGATCTTTGTTGGATCGAATCTGCTGAATTGTGCTGGGCTTCCATGCCATACAGTCATACCAACAGGGTTGTAGGCTTCTGCCATTAGATCGCTTAGTTGGTTTTGATATGGGCCTTTAAATGATTTGGTTGCCAGCCATTCGTCTGTTGCCTTTTGGCTTAGTTCATCAAATGCTTTTGCTCTGTCTACTCCATAACCTATGATTTGCTGTAGGCTTTCAATAGGATTGCCAAGCAAGTCAGCTAACTTGCGCTTTGCTACGTTTCCTTGACTGTATAAGCTACCGAGAAGTCCGGGCATATCAAAATCCTAACCAATCTTCATTTTGACTATCTAATAGTGATGGGACTGCTATGGCTGGTGCTGTGGTAAACAATGGCTGTCCTTTGCCGACAGACTTACGCATCTCAGGCGTGATGTCGATGTAGCGGATTGGCTCATATTCCATTTCATGCCGTGGCATATATCCTTCAAGATCACCATGCAAATTTATCTTTGTCTCACCAACCTTTGCGCCCCACTTCTTTCCATACTTGTCCAAGAACTTGGGATACACCTCATCGTAGTATTTCTTCATTCCCTCGCCACCAATTTTTAGGTCAATACCAGATAAACCTTTCCAAATATCTTTTGGTTGAGAAACTGAACCAATCCCACCAAAGTTTCTATCGAAACCTTCATTCTTAGCAATCTTTTCGGCAACTTCTTTACCAACATAATCTGATAGATTTTTCTCAGGTATTGATTCACCCAACATATTCCCACGACCATTAGATTGTGCTGAAAGTCGATATGTACCATCATCGTTTCTTTTGTAATTCAATTCATCAACTTGTTTACTCAAGTCATACCGTTCAGCCTGCCTTGCACCAGTGGTCAGACCAACACGGTCATATCCATTGTCTGCTGCGTACTTGAGCGCACGTTTAAGGGCAAGCTGATACCAAGTGTCCTTGAATGGAGCGTCTGGTACGCCTTCCCCAACCTTTCTTGTTTGAGTATCGTATTTGATGTCAACCATGTTTTTCCAACCGACATCAATAGAAGCCTCTGCTTCTTCTTTGGTTTTTCCAAATCCGATTGGGATTCGTTGTCCAGACTTTGTTTCGTAATAAGCCTCAACAGTTGTTTCTGTCTTAGGCCCATACCCCTTAGTCCGTCCAGCCTGATGCCAGTCTGATTGCACCTCCTCGATCAGCAGCATCTTCTTGCCATCAGCATCCACGCGGTCATTGACACGCATATGGGCTAGGACATTGGGTTGATCCCAGTGGCTTGAGCGGTAGTTTGATTCATTTTGTTTAACTTTTGATCTGCTTTCCAAGAACCCCGGCAACACCTCTTGTATAGCGTCTTTATCGGAGCCTTGAAAACCAAACCTTTGGCCGACCATGTTTCCTTGATCGTCTCGTACTTGAACTTGCCTTGCTCCGCTTGGGCTGGTTTGTTTAGTTATAACCGTCCATTTAGATGTATCAGGCGATACTATGGGCGTTTGCTTTTCAGGCATCGTCAGCAGAATCTCGCGGTAGTTCTCTCCGCCGGGGAGAGTGTATTGACCGAACTTGGGACTCTTTGCGACCTTTGATGACTCATACAAATCTGAATATCTGTTGACAGCCTCGCCATAACTCATCACAGCTTTCATTGCATTATCATCAAGATTCAGTGCTTGAATCTTTGCAATAGATGTCTTGTCCCCACGGGCAGCTTCACCAGCCCAAAATGATGTTAGGTTGGCTTTATCAAGTATGCTTAAATTTGGAAGCGTCATTTCCATAATGACGCGATCTGCTTCAACATTGCTTTTTGATTTTGCAAGAGCAGCTGATGCCTCGTTATTTAATTCAACTTCTTTCACATCAACCTTGTTGGCGGCAATGAAGTCCTGCACCTCCTGCTTGGTCATGTTCTTCTTGCTGGCAAGAAAGTCATCAAGGCCCATCCATTTAACCTCATCGGATTTGACGTTTGCTCCTTTAAGAATATCATTTAGGAACGCTTGTCCAGCACCTTGTTTTCTTTGCAGATTTAATCCTGCATCTTCTACGGCTGAATAAAACCCAATATCGCTTACTTGTGGCTTTGGAGGTGGAAGAAGTCCTGTTTCTGGAGACACCATAAATGATGGTTTTGGAACTATATTTCCAAGCAATCCACCTTCCCCAAGCATTGCTTTGTCAATTTCTTCACCAACCATTCTTCCTACTTTTTGAACGCCTCTTACAGCAGGCATTGGATTTAGCGGAACAAATGATGCCGCTTTTCCTGCAAGTTGTCCTGCTGGAGATGTTGGTTCTAGTGGTAGAGTTTTTAGGAAGTATTCTGATCCGTATGGAAGTTGCTGAGCAGGCTCGTAGTTCCACTCACCCATCATTTCTGTGGGCATTGGGGACTGAAGTAGATTAAGAATATCGGCAGGAGCGCCTAGAAGCCCAGCAAGCCTTCCACGCAGAACATCAAGTGGTAAGCTAGTGGTGTCTGTATTTATTGATCTGCGAGGCTTTAATTGCGGAAAAAAGCCAAACGCTGCTCCTGTCTCATCCATTATCGCCCCTTGTAGCGACCCATCTGTCTAGCGCCTTCGCTAATAGCAATTGCTATGGCTTGTTTGGGATTCTTTACAACCTTGCCGCCTTTGCCAGAGTGAAGTTCACCCTTGCCAAATTCGTGCATGACTGCGCCAACCTTTTTTTGACCGATT